CATGGTGTTTACAAAAGTCGATAAAACTTTTGTCACTCACTTCAGTCCATTTGTACTGTCTATAAATGTGAGATTTTGTAATAATTCTACTACAAAACTCAGCAGTTGTTGATTCAAAGATACATTTATCAAAAGAGATACCACATTCAAGTGATTCCATAACTGATAAATATTGTTCTTGAAATTGTGATGCTATAGAAATATCATCACCAACAATTGCATAAGGATAAGATTTAGAAGGTATACTACCTTTTAAAGACTTCACCAGATCGTTTATAGCTTCAACCTCGCCTCCTAGCACCATTGCAAACCTCACAATAAAGTGATGGTACAATGCAAACGACGCAAAGGAAGGGCCAAGACCTAGTGGTTGACCAGTATTCCATCTAAGGAACTGATCACCCTCGGGACTGTCTACAATCCATTTGGATGTAGATATATCTTCGAAAAGATTAATTAGCGGATGTGATACACCATAAATGGCTTCTAACATCATAATTTGATCTTTGAGAGGTAGGTTATTAGTAGCATCAGATAAATCGATGCTGCTCATAGTCGTATCCGATAGTAAGTTTTGTATATACTTACAACCAGAGTCTTGGTCGTGTGTGAAATCGTTGGGAACCATCGAAAGAAGGTCCAACAGTGATTTCTTGAGGGGTTCTAGTAAAACTTGAAAGCAGGGTAAAGGGTTAGCAATAGCCCTAAGTTTAAAACCAGGTTCTTGAATAAAACTTATTCTACCTACAAAGTCATATCTATCTAATGAATATTGTACTTGTTTAATAGTACTCCATCTAGATGACATTTCTTTAATAAACCATTCTGGTAATCCAGTAAGGTTTGTGGAAATAAACTTCCTTGCTTTTCCGTGACCAAATGAATTGAAAGAATTCATCGCAGTACCATCAACTGTTTTATAATCAGGTGAGTGGTAATTGGGTTGTCTTCTTTTAGAAAGATACATACGTATCGATCTATCATTATCTAATTTAGGTAATGACATAGAATTGATCATGGTACGCTCTTTAAGTTCTTCAAATAAAAAGCTCTTAAAGATAAGAAAATCAGATTTTCTTTCTTTTATAACAGAAGATTTAAATTTCTTCCATTGTTTAGGCGTAACTTTACTAGAGATAAGACTAGAATAAACCATAAGACACGAAAGTATCTTCTGTGGGTTCTTAAGACTGAAAATCGGTCTAAGAGCGCCACCAGGTAAACCTAGTTTTGTCTTAATCCATTCAAATTTTGGTGTTTTACCAGCAATATGTTGAATAAATCCAACTTTAATTGCTTTTAAACGCGTAATAGTCCACTCTGGACCGTTACACAAAATAAGATCATTAATATGTTTAGTTAACCGGATAGAATCCGATTTAGCTAAACCGAAAATTTCTAACCGGCGAATTGTTGCTTCTTGTCTTAACAAATTGTTTGACATAGTTATTACTCCTTATATAAAATATATGGATACAAACGAAGGTTGTATCGCCAGAT